TAAGTTGGAGTCATTACCCTATTTACTAAGAAGGGCTGAAGCATGGATACAATTATTACATGGATGGGAGATCGTCTGTTGGGGGGACACAAAAATCCGATCTGCGGCAGATGGCGATCACTGGATTAACTTCCGCGATTTGTTCAACAATTTTGTACACTGAAAAATTAAAACATGGTGAGCCTATTAACCCAAACGAAGAAGAAAAACTTTATAGGCTTTGGTATGAAGGAAACGCTTGAAAGAATAAAGCACAATTAAAACCTTTGATTTGCGATAATCAACTTGCCATAATTAAGTAATCGAAGCCTGAACAACTCCGGTGACTTCTGCGCTAAACGGGGACGTTTATGCGCACATACAATCCAAACTCTCTTCTCCCTTCACAGATGCAGAGATGCACCTGCGATTTTTTGCATCCAGCGTTTGACCTCTGCGGAGGTGAAGCGTGAACCTCCCACAAGACGGCATCAAATTGCATCGCGGCAACTTCACCGCTATCGGCCAGCAGATCCAGCCTTATCTGGAGGAAGGCAAATGCTTTCGCATGGTGCTTAAACCGTGGCGTGAGAAACGCAGTCTTTCCCAGAATGCACTCAGCCACATGTGGTACAGCGAAATCAGTGAATACCTCATCAGCAGGGGGAAATCGTTCGCTACTTCAGCATGGGTAAAAGATGCTCTCAAACACACATACCTCGGTTATGAAACCAAGGACCTGGTTGATGTCGTAACCGGTGATATCACCACTATCCAGTCGTTACGCCATACCTCCGATCTTGATACCGGAGAGATGTATGTCTTCCTGTGTAAGGTTGAAGCCTGGGCGGTGAATATTGGCTGCCACCTGACTATTCCGCAGAGCTGCGAGTTCCAGCTGCTCCGCGACAAGCAGGAGGCGTAATGGCTACACCGCTTATTCGTGTCATGAACGGACACATCTACAGAGTATCAAATCGTCGTAAGCGTAAGCCTGAGCTGAAGCCATCCGAAATACCAACACTGCTCGGATATACCGCTAGCCTGGTTGATAAAAAATGGTTGCGACTGGCAGCAAGGAGGAATCATGGCTGATTTGAGAAAAGCAGCGCGTGGTCGGGAATGCCAGGTAAGAATCCCTGGCGTATGTAATGGCAACCCTGAAACGTCTGTACTGGCACATATCCGGCTGACTGGATTGTGCGGCACCGGTACGAAACCGCCAGACCTGATTGCCACCATTGCATGTTCTGCCTGCCACGACGAAATCGACCGCCGCACGCATTTTGTTGACGCTGGATATGCAAAAGAATGCGCGCTGGAAGGTATGGCGAGAACGCAGGTTATCTGGCTGAAAGAGGGGGTAATTAAGGCGTGAATACTTACCACATCACACTACCCTGGCCGCCGAGCAATAACCGCTACTACCGCCATAATCGAGGGCGCACGCACATCAGCGCAGAAGGGCAGGCATACCGCGATAACGTCGCCCGAATCATTAAAGGCTCAATGCTGGATATCGGTCTGGCTATGCCTGTCAAAATCCGCATTGAGTGCCACATGCCGGATCGCCGTCGCCGTGACCTGGATAATCTACAAAAAGCCTCTTTTGACGCACTCACCAAAGCAGGTTTCTGGCTGGATGATGCTCAGGTCGTTGATTACCGCGTTGTGAAGATGCCTGTTACCAAAGGTGGGAGGCTGGAACTGACCATCACCGAAATGGGGAATAAATGATGTTTGAGTTTTATATGGCAGAACTTCTTCGCCACCGCTGGGGGCATCTGCGCTTATATCGTTTCCCCGGTTCTGTTTTGACCGATTACCGAATACTGAAGAATTACGCCAAAACCCTGACAGGAGCAGGAGTATGAAGTCAGAGATAACAATCAACTAATACTGTTTTGTTGATTTTTGCTTGTAATTGGCGTTCTGGTCTGATTTTTGTGGAGTAAGTTGATGCGTGATATTCAGATGGTTCTTGAGCGTTGGGGAGCGTGGGCGGCTAATAATCATGAAGATGTGACCTGGTCGTCCATTGCCGCCGGTTTTAAGGGATTAATTACTTCAAAAGTAAAATCTCGCCCGCAATGTTGTGACGATGACGCGATGATTATTTGCGGGTGCATGGCCCGTCTGAAAAAGAACAACAGCGATTTGCACGATTTATTAGTAGATTATTATGTAGTCGGTATGACATTCATGTCACTGGCAGGTAAGCATTGCTGCTCTGATGGTTATATCGGGAAAAGGTTACAGAAGGCTGAGGGCATAATTGAAGGGATGTTAATGGCATTAGATATCCGGTTAGAGATGGATATCGTTGTTAATAACTCTAATTAATATGCCAATTATTTACTAAAACTTATTAAAAATGGGGCGTTGAGACGCCCCCAAAAATAAAGGGTAATATATAACAGAAGGTTTATATAGTTAGAAGCAAGGTTGTGCTTCTAAAGGAAGTGGCTTGAGGGAGCCACTTATATGTTGGGGAGGCAACGCCTCCCGCAACATATCTTTTTCGTAATCAGATTAGAACTGGTAAACCAGACCTACAGCAACGATGTCATCAGTGCTTACACCGAGTGCTTTAGTGAAGTCATTTTTGTCAAGCAGGTTGATTTTGTAATCAACGAAAGTAGACATATTTTTGTTGAAGTAATAGGTTGCACCTACATCAACATATTTGACTAAGTCCTGATCGCCCCATACTCCAAGATCCTTACCTTTAGATTGCAGGTAAGCAACGGACGGACGCAGACCGAAATCGAACTGATATTGTGCAACAGCTTCGAAGTTTTGGGCTTTATTAGCAACGAAGTGATCAGCAAATACAGTCATATTCTGGGTTTCAGAATAGGTAGTGGCCAGGTAAATGTTGTTAGCGTCATATTTCAGACCTGCGGCCCAAACTTCTGCATTTTTACCGGAAGCAAATACTTCAGGAAGAACTTTCCCTGCATTAACTTGAGTGTCGGTACGATCAGATTTCGCATAAGTTGCACCGATACCGAATCCTTCGTATTCATAGGTAGCAGAGAAACCGAAGCCATCACCGTTACCTTCAGTGTAGTTATCGAAATCGCTACGATCGTTTTTGCCTTGGTACTGAGCAGCAAAGTTCAGACCATCAACCAGACCAAAGAAGTCGTTGTTACGATAGGTTGCAACACCAGTTGCACGTTGAGTCATGAACACGTCGGTTTGAGTCCAAGTGTCACCACCGAATTCTGGCAGGACGTCAGTCCACGCACCGATGTCGTATGCTACACCGTAGTTACGGCCGTAATCGATGGAGCCGTAGTCACCGAATTTCAGGCCAGCGAAGGCAAGACGGGTTTTATCTTTGGAGGAACCTTGAGATTCAGCGCGGTTGCCTTTGAATTCATATTCCCACTGACCGAAACCAGTCAGTTGATCGTTGATTTGGGTTTCACCTTTGAAGCCAAGACGGGCATAAGTAGTATCACCATCATCTGCATCATTAGAGGAGAAGTAGTGCTTAGCATTAACTTTCCCGTACAGATCCAGCTTGTTACTGTCTTTATTATAAATTTCAGCTGCCTGAGCAGACATCGCCATCAGTACTGATGCAGCTACAGCAGAAATTGCCACTGTTAATTTTTTCATCGTGAGCCCTTTTTTTGAACTATTATTAAAAAATGATGTCACTGCGCGATAAATATTCATCTAATCAATGTGATTATTTCAAGATGTAAGTTTTGGTTTCTCGTTTGATTTGTGAAGTAGATCTCTATTTTTATCTGAACTTTTTTCTATCGAATCCTATTCATGGCTCTTGGCTGAATAAAAATAAATCTATTAGCCAATTTATATTAACGGCTGTTATTTATAAGTGCTCTATAATTTGAAGGTTCAATTTAAACCGGCTAAAAATAACACTGGAAATTATTTGTTGGTTATTTGTTGAGATTTGCTTATGTATTTGTAGTGGTGTTTTCAATACTCGGTAGCATTCTCGCAAATATCATTTAGTGGTTTACGTACGTAAAAAATTGGTTATGCTGTTAAGAGTGGTTACTTCGTCACACAGCTTAAACCCGCCGTCGAGCGGGTTTTTCCATTTTTTGAGTCGCGATATTAGCTGATAACCCAATACCTGAGTTATTCACTGACTCCGAGTCTGTTACGTTTCGTAGTATTCCCTCAATTTACACCCGCTTTGTCTGCGAGGTGGGGTTATGAAATCCATGGATAAGTTAACAACGGGTGTCGCCTATGGCACCTCAGCAGGTAGTGCCGGGTACTGGTTTTTACAGCTGCTAGATAAAGTCACGCCCTCACAGTGGGCGGCAATTGGAGTGCTGGGTAGCCTGGTATTTGGCCTGCTGACGTACCTGACAAACCTTTATTTCAAGATTAAAGAAGATAAGCGCAAGGCTGCGAGAGGTGGATAATGTCGCCATCATTACGCAAGGCTGTAGCAGCTGCTATTGGTGGTGGGGCTGTTGCCATAGCGTCTGTGCTCATCACTGGTCCGAGTGGTGACGATGGTCTGGAAGGTGTCAGCTACATACCATATAAAGATATCGTTGGCGTATGGACTGTATGTCACGGGCATACAGGAAAAGACATCATTCCCGGTAAAACGTATACCGAAGCAGAATGCAAAGCCCTCCTGAATAAAGACCTTGCCACTGTCGCCAGACAAATTAACCCGTACATCAAAGTCGATATACCGGAAACAACGCGCGGCGCTCTTTACTCGTTCGTCTACAACGTGGGTGCTGGCAATTTCAGAATATCGACGCTTCTTCGCAAAATAAACCAGGGTGATATCAAAGGCGCATGTGATCAGCTACGTCGCTGGACATATGCTGGCGGTAAGCAATGGAAAGGTCTCATGACTCGTCGTGAGATTGAGCGTGAAATCTGTTTGTGGGGTAAGCAATGAACAGAGTAACCGCGATTATCTCCGCTCTGGTTATCTGCATCATCGTCTGCCTGTCATGGGCTGTTAATCATTACCGTGATAACGCCATTACCTACAAAGCCCAGCGCGACAAAAATGCCAGAGAACTGAAGCTGGCGAACGCGGCAATTACTGACATGCAGATGCGCCAGCGTGATGTTGCTGCACTGGATGAAAAATACACGAAGGAGTTAGCTAATGCGAAAGCTGAAAATGATGCTCTGCGTGATGATGTTGCCGCTGGTCGTCGTCGGTTGCACATCAAAGCAGTCTGTCAGTCAGTGCGTGAAGCCACCACCGCCTCCGGCGTGGATAATGCAGCCTCCCCCCGACTGGCAGACACCGCTGAACGGGATTATTTCACCCTCAGAGAGAGGCTGATCACTATGCAAAAACAACTGGAAGGAACCCAGAAGTATATTAATGAGCAGTGCAGATAGAGCTGCCCATATCGATGGGCAACTCATGCAATTATTGTGAGCAATACACACGCGCTTCCAGCGGAGTATAAATGCCTAAAGTAATAAAACCGAGAAATCCATTTACGAATGTTTGCTGGGTTTCTGTTTTAACAACATTTTCTGCGCCGCCACAAATTTTGGCTGCATCAACAGTTTTCTCCTGTCCAATTCCCGAAACGAAGAAATGATGGGTGATGGTTTCCTTTGGTGTTACTGCTGTAGGTTTGTTTCCAACAGTAAACGTCTGTTGAGCACATCCTGTAATAAGCATTGCCAGAGCGGCAGAAAACAACATTTTTTTCATCTTATTATCCTGCATTGTTAAAAACGGCAGAATCCTATGTGACAACAATTAAACGATAGTTAAATGGATTGATGAAAATTAAAACTATATAGGTGTACGCTCAGACTATTGGAGGAAGTTGGGGACACTCAGAATCCTGTGGAATGAAATAAATCGGTCTATCCGTCTATTACCCTTTTAGCTGCGCTGTATCGTCGCCGTATTCCCGCATTAACCATGACCGTAGCCCGACGGGGAATTCCTTCTGCGTGAGTGTGCGGGAATAATCAAAAACGATGCACACCGGGTTTTACTGTGCTGACAGACGCAGGGTTACCCTCATAGTCGCTTTTCCGGTGCGATGGTGGAAGAAACCGGGATGTTCATCCATCATCACTTTGGATTGATGTATATGCTCTCTTTTCTGACGTTAGTCTCCGACGGCAGGCTTCAATGACCCAGGCTGAGAAATTCCCGGACCCTTTTTGAACAAGAGCGATGTTAATTTGTTCAATCATTTGGTTAGGAAAGCGGATGTTGCGGGTTGTTGTTCTGCGGGTTCTGTTCTTCGTTGACATGAGGTTGCCCTGTATTCAGTGTCGCTGATTTGTATTGTCTGAAGTTGTCTTTACGTTAAGTTGATGCAGATCAATTAATACGATACCTGCGTCATAATTGATTATTTGACGTGGTTTGATGGCCTCCACGCACGTTGTGACATGTAGATGATAATCATTATCGCTTTACGGGTCCTTTCCGGTGATCCGACAGGTTACGGGGCGGCGACCTCGCGGGTTTTCGCTATTTATGAAAATTTTCCGGTTTAAGGCGTTTCCGTTCTTCTTCGTTGTAACTTAATGTTTTTATTT